TTATACAGAAGTAGATTCAAATGTTTTAACATCTACTATTCTTGATGGCATTATTAATAATGCTGAATTTAGAATATTTAGAGATATAGATTCTGATAATAATAGAAGATATGCAACAGCTAATTTAGTCACTTCAGATAGATTTATAAATAGACCCGCAGGTTTACTAATTGTAAGATCTGCTCAAATAGTAGATTCTGATGGAAGTTCACAACCAGATAATAGAGATTTTTTAGATTATAGGGACACAAGTTTTATGTCCGAATATAACCCTACTGGGGCTACAGGAGTTCCTAAATATTACAGTTTATGGGACCAAGATAAAATTGTAGTAGCACCTACACCAGATGCCACTTATGAAATTCAGTTAAACTATATCTTGAAAGACCCTGGTTTATCTGCTACAAATACGACTACATATTTAAGTACAAATTTTCCCAATGGACTTTTATATGCGTGCTTAATTGAAGCATTTTCTTTTTTAAAAGGGCCTAATGATCTCTTGCAATTATACGAAGGAAAGTATAAACAAGTAGTAGAAGGCTTCTCAGTAGAACAAATGGGAAGAAGACGAAGAGATGAATATCAATCAGGTGTTCCTCGAATCGGAAAATAAAAAATAGGAGATAAATTATGGCTATAACACAAGCGATTGCAAATGCATTCAAAAAACAATTACTAGAAGGTGATCAGAACTTTAAATCATCTGGTGGTGATGTTTTTAAACTAGCTCTTTATACTTCTTCAGCAACTCTAAACTCAGCAACAACTGCGTACGCTTCAACTAACGAAGTAGCTAACACAGGTACTTACGCAGCCGGCGGTGATCCATTAGCAGGTCAAAATACTTCAATTGCATCAGGTGTTGCAATTGTTGACTTTGCAGATTTATCATTTACTGGTGTAACGTTGACAGCTAGAGGTGCATTAATCTATAATACATCTTCTGCAGTTACTAATGCAGCAGTTGCGGTTTTAGATTTTGGAGCAGATAAAACAGCTACGTCGGGAACTTTCACAGTACAGTTTCCAGCATTTACTACATCAGCAGCTATATTAAGAATATCTGGTTAAGGAGAAATAAATGGCATTAGTCGTAAATGATAGAGTTAAAGAAACCTCTACCACTACTGGTACAGGTACACTTACTCTTGCAGGAGCAGTAACAGGATTTGAAACTTTTTCATCAGCTATTGGAAATGCAAATACAACTTATTATGCAATTGTAAACACTACTGACGGTGAATTTGAAGTTGGATTAGGAACAGTAGGAGCTGGCACTTTAGCTAGAACTACTATTATTTCATCATCAAATTCTGATAGTGCAGTAGACTTTGCTGCAGGAACAAAAAATGTATTTGTAACTTTACCTGCATCCAAATCTGTTATCCTAGATTCAAGTGGAAACATTGTTGCAAACAATGGATCTAACTTAATAGCTTTAAACGCAACACAATTAACTTCAGGTACAGTACCTGATGCAAGATTTCCAGCAACTTTACCAGCTTCAAACGGTTCAGCACTTACAGATTTAAACGCAACCAACCTTGGAAGTGGAACAGTTCCAACTGCAAGACTTGGAACAGGGACAGCTTCATCAACAACTTTTTTAGCAGGTGATCAAACTTATAAAACTATCACTGCAGACATTACAGCCGTAACAGCTGGTACAAATTTAACAGGTGGTGGGTCTTCTGGAGATGTTACACTTAATTTAGCTGATGCTTCTACATCTGCTAAAGGAGCTGCATCATTTAGTTCAGATAACTTTGCTGCTAGTTCTGGTGCAATAACAATTAAAGATTTAGGGGTAGCTACAGCAGAAATTCAAGATGACGCAATCACATTAGGAAAAATGGCCCCAGGAACAGATGGAAATATTATTTCATATGATACTTCAGGTAATCCGGTAGCAGTAGCTACGGGTAGCTCAGGACAAGTTTTAACAAGTGCAGGTGCTGGAGCAGTACCTTCTTTCCAAACTCCAACAGTTGGAGACATAACTGCAGTTACTGCAGGTACTGGTATGACAGGAGGTGGAGCTTCTGGAGACGTTACTTTAAATGTTATTGGTGGAACTGGTATTACTGCAAATGCAGATGATATAGCAATTGATAGTACAGTAGCTACGTTAACAGGAAGTCAAACTTTAACTAATAAATCTATTGTAGCAACTCAGCTTACAGGAACAATTGCAGATGCAAGATTTCCAGCAACTTTACCCGCACTTAACGGAAGTGCTTTAACAGCTTTAAATGCAACCAACCTTGGAAGTGGTACTGTACCAACTGCAAGACTAGGAACGGGAACAGCTTCATCGACAACTTTTTTAGCAGGGGATCAAACTTATAAAACAATCACAGCAGACATCACAGCAGTTACTGCAGGTAGTGGTTTAACAGGTGGTGGATCTTCTGGAGATGTAACATTAAACATAGGTGCAGGAACTGGTATTGATGTTGCAGCAGATGCAATTTCTGTTGATGTATCAGACTTTATGGCTAATGGTGCAAATAACAGAATTGTTACTGCAACGGGTACAGACGCACAAAATGCAGAAGCAAATATGACTTTTGATGGATCTACTTTAACGGTAACTGGTGCAGTGGTTCCAGGAGCCAATGATACTTATGATTTAGGGGCTGTAAGTAATGTTTGGAGAAACATCTACACTGGTGACTTACATTTATCTAATGAAGCAAAAGATGAAGGTAATGCTGTTGATGGTACAAAAGGTAATTGGACTATTCAAGAGGGTGCCGAAGATCTTTACATATTAAATAATAAATCTGGTAAAAAATATAAGTTTAAATTAGAAGAAATTTAATGATTTTTAATTTTGATAAAAAAGAAAAAAGAGAAGAACAAAAAATAGGAGCCTAAGTTATGGCCCTTGGAGTTACTGCATATTCAGAAGCACCTTTTAGTGCGGAACCATCAAACGTAATAGCTTATCCATTAGGTATTGAATTAACAGCTCAGGAAAACACTGGTATTGTTATAGGTGATGCCAATGTTCCTGTAACAGGAACACCTTTAGTTTCTGCTGTTGGAACAGCAAATGGTTTTTCATTGGTAAACGTTGATGTAACTGGTCAAGCTTTAACTGCAACAGAAGGAACACTTACACAATCATCAAATCAAGAAATTGACGTAACAGGTTTTGATTTAATTGCTAACGGAAGTAATCCTACCCACGATACACTAACAGCTTTTGGCGAAGCCCCTTTTGCTACATTAAGTCCTGCTACATTCAACATTCCTGTTGGGGTAGAGGCCACAACAGGTGGAATTGTAGGAACGTTCCCTCTTCCTATGTCATTAGGTACGGTTGCAATTATAGGTACTGCTAATATTTCTTTAACTGGTTTTGACTTAACGATGCAAGAGAATGATGTGTCGATCGAAGCAAATGTAGTTGTTTCTATAACTGGAGAACCTTTGACAATAACTCAAGGTACAACTCAAGCATTTACCGATGTTACAACAGAAGATGTGACTGGAATAGCAATGTCTTCTAATTTAAATAGTGTTGATGTTACTGCTAATGCAGATTTATCCTTAACTGGTTTTGACTTAACGATGCAGGAAGATAGCGTTACCATAGGCGCAAACGCTAATGTTAGTTTAAGTGGACAAGCACTAACAGCTACTTTAAATAGTATTGTAGTAGATCTAAACCAACAAGTAGATGTAACTGGTTTTGACCTGACTATGCAAGAAGGAACTGCTACAGCTCCTGATTCATTGGCTATATTAACAGGAATTGAAATGACAATGGCACAAGGCAGTATACAAAACATTATATGGAATCCAGTGGATACAGGAAATGCACCAATTGACCCTCCAGGTTGGAAAAAAGTAGCTTGATTTACATGCAAAATTTAATTATAATAAAATATTAAGGAATTTAAAATATGGCTAATACTACATCCACAAATTTAAAACTAACCGTACAAGCAACTGGAGAAAATTCTGGAACTTGGGGTCAAATTACTAATACTAATTTACTTATATTAGAACAAGCAATTGGTGGTTATGATGCTGTAGGGTTAAATGCAACCACTGGTGCAACTCTAACATTTTCAAATGGTGCTTTATCAAATGGTAAAAATCAAGTTTTAAAATTAACAGGAACTATTACATCAAATGTTGATGTTGTAATTCCTGATTCCATTGAAAAAACTTATATAATTGAAAATGCAACTACAGGTGTTTTTACTGTAACATTTAAAACCACTTCTGGAACAGGTATTACTTGGTCTACAACAGATAAGGGTAAAAAAATTCTATACTCTGATGGAACCAATGTCTTAGAAGGTGTCAGTTCAACAGGACAAGTAACTGCCACAGGACACATTTTACCCGGTGCAAATGACACTTATGATTTAGGAGCTGTAGGTAATGTATGGAGAAACATATATACAGGAGACTTACATCTTTCTAATAAATATAAGGAAAAAGGTAATATAGTAGATGGAACTAAAGGAAATTGGACTTTACAAGAAGGTGAAAATGATATATTTATGATAAATAATATATCAGGAGAAAAATTTAAAATTAATTTATCTAAGATATAAGGAGATTTATAATGGGATTATTTTCAGGCGGAACAGAAATTATTAATGGGGGAGAACTACTAGAAGGTGGTATTCCAACAGCAACGATTGTGCCATGGTCTTCTGCTTCAGTTCCATCTGGATTTTTAGAATGTAATGGTGTAGCAGTTTCAAGAACAACTTACTCTGCTTTATTTGCAATCATAAGCACAACTTATGGTATAGGGGACGGATCCACTACTTTTAATACACCTGATTTACAAAATAATACACCAGTTGGTAAATCAAATAACAAAGCTTTAGCATCAACGGGTGGAGCAAATACAGTTTCATCAACAGGAAACGTTGGTGGTTCAACAGCAAATGCAACTCTATCAACAGCACAACTTGCTTCCCATAGTCATAGCAGATCTTGGTATACTAATAATAATACTGGCGGAGCAGGTGATCCTTATTGGGGAATTTCACCAAATTCTTGGAATCCAAGTACAACTGTAACCTCACAAAATACAGGTTTAGGTTCAGGTCACTCTCATAATATGAGTGCAACTTTTTCAGGTGATGCTACATCAGTTTTACAACCTTATTTAGCTTTAATTTATATTATAAAAACTTAGGAGAAAAAATGACAACAAACTCAACATGGACAGTAGTATTTGAAGACAAAATAGTTATTAAAAATTATGCAGAAGGTGTTAATGAAGGTGTTTCATATAATATATCTGATAATTCTTTTTGGTCTGATTCTAAGTTTTCTAATATTTGGGCTATTCAATATGGTTCTTCTGACTCATCTGACGAAGTGGAATATAGAGATGAAACACCTCATTCATCATTTGCAGATGCAAACATTGGAGACATTAGTCAATTTTCATCTAAATGGGATTTAGCACACTTAACTAAATTGCAATCTGATTGGGATATTAATAATATCGGCACAGGTGAAGGGGATAATTTTGTTCCAGAAACTGAAGCTGAAAAAATTTCTAGAATAGGTGCAAGGCCTACTTCTTATTCTTCATAATTATCTTAACATCATCCAAGAAGTTAAAATATATTTCTCACCTGATAAAGGTGGATTACCTCTATGTAAATAAGGAAATCCAGCAGGCCAAATAACTATTCTACCTGTTTTAGGTTTTACTCTTTTTGAAAAATGTAGAAATTCTGTTTCTCCTCCATCTTCTACATCATTTAAATATATAGAAAAAACAAAAGCACGTGGCTCATTATCAAATCCTTTTCCATGTTCTATATGCCAAACATGATAGCCTTCTGTAGGAAGAGTTTTTTGAATCTTTAAACAAGTGAAATGAAATGGAACTCTATAAGCATCAGCAGCCCCAGTGTTTTCTATATAATGCTTTAAGGCTATATCAAAATTAAACATCATGGGTTTTAAAATTTCCCACCATACATCTACATTATTAGTTGCTGCAAAAAATTGTTGATCTTGTTTATGTAATATAGATGCTTTTTCAAAACCTATTCTATTAAGTGTATTATTAAATTTATTTTGATCTTCATATAATTTAATAGTTTTATTACATTCTTCTTTTGTAATGTAGTTGTCATACACTCCAATAAAGTTATTTATATTAACTGTTTTTTCCATAATATTTTTTCCTTTTGTTATATTATTTTAATTCTATATTCCCTGAAATAGATACTCTTTCCCCTTCACTTTTAAAAGGATTTACAACATGATTTAAATTTGATGGAAAAATTAAAAAGTCTCCTACCTCAGGTATTATATGATGAGAATTTATATTTAAATTTTCCCTAGATAATTTATTCATAAAAGTAATACACCCAGGTTTTTCTTTTTTGTTATTTGAAATTGTAAGGTTAATTTCTTTTTTTAATTCTTTTGTAATATTTAAATAAATAACAAAAGATAAATCACAACTATGACTATGAATTGGATTATATTCATGTTTAGTCATATAATTAACCCATGAACTTTTTAAGGTTATTTCACTACCTAGCAGTAAACCACGGTGTTGATATATAGCTTTAGAGTAACTATCTAAGTATGGAAAAATAATAGGAAATAGTTTTTTTACATCTACGACACGTTCATTTTTTATTAATCCAGCCAGTGTATGTCTATAATCCATATTATTTTTTTTACACAGTTTTTTTATTTTATTTATTTCTTGATTAGTTAGTTTTGTTTTATATAAAAAAGGTCCCCAATGGAAATATTCATAATTTATATTTTTCATTAATAACCTAATATTTTGTAATCTTTATAATTTACTGCAGCCATGAGACTATACTATACCTTGTTCCTTTAGTAATAGGTTCTATGCTATGAGGATACATAAAATTACTTGGAAAAAAAACAACTGATCCTCTATTTAGTTTTAGTCTTTTTATTTCCTTTTCTTTTTGATCAGTAAAAACTAAATCTCCGCCTTCATAACCATCATTTAAATTAATAATAATACTTAAATGCCTATTTGAAGTAGTATCATTATCAGTGTGTATTTCATATTTACCGCCAGGCGAATATTTTAATAAGTCTATTTGATTTATTAGTGAACTTGCCATTTTAGGAAATTTAGCTTTGTAAAAAATATATAATTTTTCTATCTCTTTTGTAATGTAATTAAAATAATAAATATCTGTGGGTGTTGTATTTTTTAAAGAATAACCATTAACATTTCTAATAGAGGTATCTTCAATAGATAAACCTACTTTTAATTTATCTTTAGCTTTATGATTTGTTACAGATATAATTTTATCTATAAACTCTGTGGAGACTACATTTTTTATCTCGACAATTGCTTCTAAATGATCCATAATCTTGAGTTATTTTGTTTCTTTCATTATATTCATAATTAATATATAAGGCATTATATGCTACAAAAATTAAATTTCAAGCCTGGATTTAACAAGATGTCTACGGATTCCGGAGCCGAGTCTCAGTGGGTTGATGGTGATTTTGTTAGATTTAGGTACGGATTACCTGAAAAAATAGGGGGTTGGTCACAACTTACAAATTCTAATAATACTTTACCTGGAGTAGCACGTGCTCAACATGCTTGGACAAGCATTGCAGGTGAAAAATACGTAGCTATAGGAACTTCTCAAGGTTTATTTCTATACTACGAACAAGAGTTTTATGATATTACGCCATTGGCTGCGGCCATTACTGGAGCTACTTTTGATGCAACATCTGGATCTCCTACGGTTACTGTCAATAAAACAGCACATGGTTTACTAGACGGAAGGTATATAACATTTTCATCAGTAACGGTTCCAACAAGTTCAGGTTACGCAACATCTGATTTTACAGACAACACGTTTGAAGTTTTAAATAAAACAGCTAATACATTTGAAATTACTATGCCTTCTAGTTCCGCAGCTTCAACTTCAGGAACAGGTTCGGCACAGATTGATCCATATATAATTGTAGGTCCTACATTTCAA